CAAGGGCATGGGTGAAGACGCAGACGCATGGGATGTGATCGATGCTGGCGACTTAGGTTACTGTGAGTTGTTTCACTTCAAATGTGCATCAAAGCGCACTTGTTCGGCATGGATTGTTGGCGGCCCCATTACCGACGAAATGGAAGGCGAAGAATCATGATGAAAATGAAGATGACCCCTGCCGGACAAAAGAAAGTCGGCAAGGTAATGTCAGAGTACAAAGCTGGCGAACTGCACTCCGGCAAGGGTGGCAAGGTCGTCAAGAACCCCAAACAAGCCATTGCGATCAGTCTGAGTGAGGCGGCAAAGGTAATGCGTAAGAGGATGAAATGAAGGGACTTTACGCAAACATTCACGCCAAACGCGAACGCATTGAAAAGCAAAAAGCTGCTGGCAAGACCCCCGAGCGCATGAGAAAAGTCGGTTCAAAGGGTGCGCCAACTGCGGCTGCATTCAAGGCCGCTGCAAAGACCGCAAAGAAATGATTAAGCGCGGCAAAGAGACCTTCTCGGGGTACAACGCCCCAAAGAAGACCCCATCACACCCTACTAAGAGTCATGCGGTGCTGGCAAAGAGTGGCTCAGATGTGAAGCTGATTCGTTTTGGGCAGCAAGGGGTAAAAGGCTCGCCGGATGGCACAAAGAGAAACGAAGCATTCAAAGCCCGACACGCTGAGAACATTGCAAAAGGCAAGATGAGTGCGGCATATTGGGCCAACAAAGTAAAGTGGTGACAGCATGGACTACATACGCCCAACGCCACAGCAAAACCCAATTCTCGGGTTGCTTGCTGAACGCCTAAAACAAGCACAAGGATTCGCTGCCAAGCCATTTGGCTATTCAAACCCACCCGCTGAAATGCTGATGAACCTATTGGGGATTCCGGCAGTACAGCAGACGATGGAGAGAATGGCCTACGGTGAACCGCTGACTACGGGCAGTGGCATGACCACACAAGTTAGGCCGGAAGTGGCTGAGGCTGCATTAACTGTGGCTCCCGCTGCTGGACTGTTGGGCAAAGCCACTAAGGGTTTACCCGTTGGCATGAGCATCAAGCCCGTTGACGACATGGCAAGTTTACTTACAACTTCGCGGGAATCATTTGTTCCGGGTGTTGAAGCTGGTAAAGAATTAATTGTTCATCACAACATCACGCCTCAAAAGTTGGCAAATGTAGAAAAGGTCGGCGGTATGCCCGTCCCATCTATTGCTGTGTCCAATGTGGAAAATCCAATGATGGGATTTGGTGATATATCACTGATCGGCTCAAAGGAAATGGCTATCCCATCTGCAAAGAACCCCGTTTACGGGTTTGATGCTTACACAGCAAGAGCGCCAAAGATTGACTATCAGATAGACCCCAAAAGTCGCAAGGCATTGGAAGCCCAACTGAAAGACATTGCAGATGAAATTCCTGATGGCGGCTACAGCGTTGATAGACTGATAAACAATTGGGAAGATCGCAGGTTTTCCGATGTTTTATATGCAAAATTCTTAAAAGATGAAGGTTATGGATTGCCAAATATCAGCGATTTCAAAGATGAACCGTGGAAATATCGCTCCGAAATCTCACAAAGAGTAAGTAATCTGAAAGGTGAATATCAAGATTGGCTGAACAACTTTGAAAAGTCACTGCCGGAAACTGGTGTAAACATCAAAGAAAGAATCTTCAAAGGATTCACAGACTCCGGAAACCGCCGATATGCTCCGGCAACGCTTGAAAATCTTGTGAAGGAAATGAAGGGCGGCGCGGGTTCGGAAGGCTACTTCTATGGGGTTGGGAACATTCGCGCCGTGGCTACGCCCAAGTTCAAAAATTTGAATCAAGTCAAGGCGGCAAGAGAAAACATCGTTTCAACGGAAGAATTTGAACCAATCAAAAAGCAAATCAATAGCGCCTTTGATGATCTGACTGAAAGGCTCAACAAGCTGGAAGGCAAATCCGGTTATGGATATGACGCACCCGATGCGCTTTATGAGATTGGTCAAACACGGAATGTTAATCTGTTAGATAAGATTTACAAGGATGTGCCGGAAGCATTAAAGGCTGATGTTCAAATCTTTATGAACAAAGTCAAGGAAATGCCAACAGAGTATTTTGAGATCAAGCCTCAAAGGGCTGTGCAAATTGGTGAATTCAAAGGGGCCATATTGCCATCCAATGTGCCAAGTCAGTCTGTTGAATACCTAAAAAGCCAAGGACTTGAAAATCTATACTACTATTCAACACCGGAAGAAAGAAAAGAGTTATTCAAGAAATTCGGCCCCGAAATGTTTGGCCTATTACCCGTAAGCCTATTGGCAGACCCCGAAACACGCCGAAAGCTAGATGAGGAATTGAGTCTGCTATATACTAAGTAATACCAACAGACCTAAAGGAATTGGTAATGCAAAAGAAAACAATGCTAGCTATAGTAGCTAAAGATAGCAGGGGTGCTATATGAGTGGCGTAAGATACGGCGGCAGGGCCGCAGGAACGCCAAATAAGGCCACATCTGAGGCAAGACAAGCCATAGCTACCTTCGTAGATGGAAACGCTTATAGGCTCACTGAGTGGCTCGATAAGGTGGCAAATGGCGACCCCGAGCATGACATAAAGCCAAACCCCGCAAAGGCATTTGAGTTGTTTCAGTCAGTGGTGGAGTATCACATCCCCAAGCTGGCAAGAACAGAACATGCGGGAGACGCGAACAATCCCATTGAAATGAAAGTCACATGGGCGCAACCGAACAATCCATCGTAATCCCCTACTCCCCGAGACGGGAGCAATTGCAGATTCACACTCTGCTAGACGCTCACAGATTCGGGGTGGTGGTGGCCCACCGAAGGATGGGAAAGACGGTCAGCGCGATCAACCATCTGATTAAGGATGCGGTTCAAAACCAAAAGGAAAACCCGCGCTACGCTTACATTGCCCCAACATACGGGCAAGCAAAGAGGGTGGCATGGGACTACCTCACGAAGTACGCTAGACCTCTCGGGGGAACTGAGAATATCTCAGAGTTGCGGGTGGACTTTTGGAACCGTAGGATTCAGCTATACGGCTCAGACAACCCCGATTCACTGCGCGGACAGTACTTCGATGGGGTGATTCTTGACGAGATTGGCGACCAAAACCCAAAGATTTGGACAGACATAATCCGTCCGGCATTGGCTGACAGACTCGGGTGGTGTCTATTCATCGGAACGCCAAAGGGCCACAATCACTTTAAAGACCTCAGAGATCGGGCAGAAACAGAGGAAGGTTGGGGACTGCTGGAGTTCAAAGCATCCCAAACGCAAGTATTGAGCGAGACCGAACTCAAGGCCGCACGGCTGGAGATGGGGGACGACAAGTATCTACAAGAGTTTGAATGCTCATTCAGTGCGGCGGTAGAGGGCAGCTACTACGGTCAACTGCTCAACGATTTGGACGAAAAGAACCAAATTCAGACCATTCCCCGTGATGACCTCTGTAGAACAATAGCCGGATGGGACTTAGGAATGGGCGATTCAACCGCAATTTGGGTGGCTCAGATAGCTGGCGCGGAAGTCCGGCTGATGGACTTTCACGAAAATAACGGGGTTGGACTAGACAATTATGTAAATTGGTTAAGGCATAATGCGTGGGACAAAGCCGAGCAAATCCTACCTCACGATGTTCAAGTGCGGGAACTCGGCACGGGGAAAAGCCGACTAGAGGTTTTAACCGATGCTGGATTAAACATTCGGGTTGCCCCGCGCTTAGGGGTCGATGATGGCATCCAAGCGGTGCGAAGGCTTCTCCCGCGATGCTGGTTCAATGTGCCAAAGGTCAAACAAGGACTCGACGCACTCAGAAACTATCGAAGGGATTACGATGAGAAGCGCAAAATCTTCTACGAGCGACCACTGCACGATTGGTCTTCTCACGCCTCCGATGCTTTCAGATATTTGGCAATCGGTCTAAATGAAACTTCGGGGTGGTCAAAGATGCCTACTCAAAATGTGAAATGGATTGTGTGATGGACGAACAGAAACTCAAATCAATCATTGAAGCTGAGATTTCCAATTCTCTCGGGTATTTGGAGACTGAGACCACTGAACAACGCAGAGAAGCCCTACAAGCCTACCTACGACAGCCATACGGCAATGAGGTTGAAGGCAAGTCTCAGATTGTCACGGGTGAGGTTGCAGAGGCCGTAGACGGTTCTCTTCCATCATTGGTGCGAATCTTCACGGCAAGCGATGAGGTCGTGAGGTTTGAACCCCGTGGCCCTAATGACGAGCAAGCCGCAAAGCAAGCCACTGAATATGTCAATTGGGTGTTTAACCGCGACAACGAAGGCGTGATTATTCTTCACGATTGGTTCAAGGATGCACTGCTTCAAAAGGTCGGCATCGTAAAAGCCTATTGGGAAGACAAAGAAGATGTAATCAAAGAAAAGTACCGTGATCTGACTGATGACGAACTCGCCATGCTGATGAGCGATGGCACGATGGAGATCGTCGATCAAGACACGCAAGAGTTCAATCAGATGACTCCGATGGGGCCGATGACCGTCAAGATTCATGCGGTCACTGTCTCAAAGAAACAAAAGATTGGTCGTGTGGTGGTGGAGAATGTCCCACCCGAAGAATTCCTAATCTCAAAGAAGGGCCGCAAGATTGAGGGTTCGCCCTTCGTTGCCCACCGCAAGCTGATAACCCGTAGCGACTTGATTGCAATGGGCTTTGATGCGGACATTGTGAACGGCATTCCATCTAGTGATTCACTGACATACACGCCCGAACGACTTGTGCGGTTCTCCAACGGTGAACAGCCGGACGACTCCACAAGCATGGACGAATCAATGCAGAATGTGGAGGTGTTTGAGTGCTATCTACGCGCCGACATGGACGGAGACGGTATCGCTGAATTGCGTCAAGTGTTCTATGCTGGCAACGAGATTTTGGGAGACGAAGAATGCGACTATGTTCCATTCCACTCGATCTGCCCGATTCCCATCCCGCACAAGTTTTTCGGTCAATCGTTGGCTGACCGCACCACAGACATTCAGCTTCAAAAGACCACAATCACCCGTCAGATTTTGGATAACCTCTATCTGACAAACAATGCTCGGGTGACTGCGGTTGATGGGCAAGTGAACTTAGATGATTTGCTGACTGCCACTGCTGGCGGTGTGGTGCGGATTAAGTCTCAAGGCGCTGTGCAACCGTTGCAAGTGCAACCCGTTGCCGGACAAGCATTCCCGATGTTGCAATATCTTGACTCTGTGGCCCAAAAGCGCACCGGAGTGACAGACGCTTCACAAGGGCTAGACCCCGCAATCTTGCAGAATGTGACTGCTGCGGCTGTGGCATCTATGCAAGCTGCTGGCGCGGGTAAGGTCGAACTGATTGCTCGAATCTTCGCAGAGACGGGCGTTAAATCGCTCTTTAAAGGGATTTTGCATCTGCTGTGCAAGTATCAAGACAAGCCCCGTATCGTGCGGATGAGAGGCACTTATGTGTCTTTTGACCCGCGAGAGTGGTCAAATCAGTACGATGTTGATATAAATGTTGGTCTCGGTGCTGGCAACCGTCAAGAACAGATGGCGATGCTTCAAATGGTTCTTGCCAAACAAGAGCAAGTGTTGGGTCAGATGGGTTTGGCTAACCCATTGGTGAGCATTGGGCAGTATCGCAACACGCTCGGTCGAATGGTGGAAGCTGCGGGATTCAAAGATAGCGCAGAGTTCTACAAAGCCATTCCTCCGGAGGTCGATCAGCAACTGAGCAACCCGCAACCGCAAGCCCCACAAGTTTCGCCCGAAGCACAAGCGGCATTGGCAAAGGCTCAAGCCGACATTGAGAATATGCGGATGAAGGCACAAGCTGATATTCAGTTGGCCCGTGAGAAGGCCGCTGCTGATTTGCAGTTGCAATACGAGAAATTCCAAGCGGAAATGGCATTCCGTAGGCAAGAGTTTGAAGCAGAGGCCCAATTGAAGGCAATGAAAGTAGGTGCGGGGATTACCTCAAACATTGAGATTCCGGGGTGATTAAACCTATTGAGGTCTTAACATGGCATTGAAAATACCCGGAACAATAATCGGCAATACCTATTACACGGGTGCTGGTGTAAAGCCGATTGACCCAAATGATTCGTTTGCGGTGTTATTCCCATTTGCGGTTTCCGGTGCAGAAGAAGCCAAAAAAGCAGACCAAATGCGACTGCAAGGCTACAACATAGTCTATGGAGACCCACCTAAAAACGATAAATCGCTTGGTTCTTTTCTTGCCAGTTTAGACCCAACGACAGCGATCAGCCGTGAACTGACAAATGTTTTTCAACCCGTCGAACAGACAGTCAGCCAAAATCTTGCCCAACTGGACAAAGATTTAAGCCTATCGCAAAACGCCCCAATACTGGCGGCAATGGCTCTTAGTGTGGCTGCGCCGGGGGTCGGCTCTGCTATTGGTCAACAAATGATTACTGCGGGACTGCTACCCGCTACTACATCGGCGGCGGTGGCCTCTGCCATTGGGTCGGGTGTGGCAAATGCTGCCCTACAAGTGGCACAAGGCAAATCACCGGAGGATGCCTTAAAGGGCGCTGTGGTCGGCGGTGTGTCGGGCTTTGCTGGCGGTCAAGTTGGCGACTATTTGGTGGGCGATGCTGGTGCGGTGAAAAACTTTGTCTCAAGCACTGCGGCAAACATGGTGGCGGGTAAAGACCCCGAGACAGCGGCTAAAACTGCACTTGTGCAAACGGGCATTCAAGGCACTGCGGACACGCTTTCAAAAGCACAAGCCGAAAAGTACATCGAGACCCTTCCCATTCCCGATTACTTAGATGCTGGCCCTGCACCCACAAGCGCAGACACGATGGCGGCATATCCGGAGACCAATCCGGCAAATATTCAAGGCCCACCGGAGGCCATTGATACAACGCTACTGAATCTAGCTAGCGCACCGCCAACGACACAGACTTATACCTACGAAGATGGAAGCACATTGACCGTCAATCAAAACGGTGATGTGGTTGGCTACACAGATGCCACCGAAACGCCATATCAAGGCCCAATCGCTACACCGTCTAACCCACTGACAAAATCCCAAATTGAAGGGATGATTAAACTCGGGTTGACAGTTGCGGGTGCAAGCCAAGCAAGTAAGGCAGTGCAAGACGCAATATCTAGCGGTGGCACACAAGCAAGCGGTTTCCCATTCACACCGTCAGACATATCAAGTTGGGGTCAGCCGGAGTACATGCAAACCTTCCAAGCCCCACTCGACATAAACACACTGTTTACACCCGAGAATCTTTTGGGTGGCACACAATGGGCTGGACTGCAAGGCAATCAGTTCTCCAATATCCCGCAAGTGTCAATATCTGACTTCATATCGAATATCCAAAATGGAAAAGTTTGAACGCGCACGGAACCTACTTTCAGATGATTTCTTTTTGGAAGAAATGGAATCAATGAAGCAGTCTGAATTGCTGAATATAGTGAATAGCGCACCCGAAGATGTAGAGGTGCGTGAACTTGCATATTTAAAAATTCATGCCTTACAATCAATTAAAGGCCACTTTGAATCAATCGCTGCAACGGGCAAAATTGTTTCAAAGCGGTGGAAAATTTTGTAATCGTTGATTACACCGTGGCACTCGGTAAGTGCTGACAACTTGGGTAAGAAATGAGTGATAACACGACTCCGCAAGGAAGTGAATCGCTGAATGTGGAACAAGCTGCATCCGCATTTTTTGGATTGATGGACTCTGAACCGGAAGCCGAAGGCCAAACCGAACAGAGTGCAGATTCAGAAAATGATGATGGCGTTGATTCCGAGTTGGTGGATTCTGAGAAAGTTGAAACAGAGCAAGCTAGCACTTTTCGCGTCAAAGCGGCGGGAGAAGAACGCGAAGTAACTCTCGATCAACTTATTGAGGGCTATCAACTTGGGGCCGACTACACAAAGAAGACCCAAACGCTGAGTGAACAACGCAAGGCCGTGGAAGCGGAACGAGCGAAGATCGACGAAGCAAACAAGTTAAGAGATCAGTATGCTCAACGCTTGCAGATGATGGAGCAATTCCTAAGTCAGCAAACGAAGGGCGAGAACTTGGAGGCTCTAAAGGAAAGTGACCCAATAGGGTATGCAGTCAAGGTAGCAGAACAGCAGCAACGCAAGGAACAGCTTGCGGTTTTGAAGGCAGAACAGCAACGCATTGCCCAACAGCAACAAGCCGAGCAATCTGAAAAACTCCAAAGCCACATTGCTCAAGAAAGTCAAAAACTTTCCACTGCTATACCGGGGTATGCAGACCCAAAGGCTGGCGACCAAATCCGCAAGGATATTCGGGACTACGCCAAGTCAATCGGGTGGACTGACCAAGAGTTAGCCAATGTCTATGATTCTCGTGCTGTACTCAGTTTGTATCACGGCATGAAGTACGCTGCATTGCAAAGGGGCAAGCCGGAGGTTTCCAAAAAGGTAGCCGAAGCACCCCGAATGATGAAAAGCGGTGTATCTCAACCGAGAGACAATCAAGAACAGCACAAAAAAGCAGTGGCGCAGTTGCGGAAGACCGGAAAAGTCCGAGACGCTGCAAGTGCGTTTGAACGGTTCGTTTAATTCAAGGATTCAATCATGGCAACCTATCAAACCTACACCTCCATCGGTCAACGCGAAGACTTGTCCGATGTGATCTACTCGATCTCCCCCACCGATACGCCTTTCATGTCGTCCATCGGCAAGGCCAAAGCAACCGCTACTAATCACGAATGGCAAACCGATGCTCTCGCATCTGCCGTTTTGACCAACTACGCAGTTGAAGGCGACACCGCATCTGATGCCACCATCGGCGTGACCACTCGCGTGGGCAACAAAACGCAGATCAGCCAAAAGACCGTGAAAATCTCCGGCACTTTGGAAGCTGTGGACAAAGCTGGTCGTAAGTCTGAGAAGGCTTACCAATTGGCTAAAGCCTCTGCTGAGATCAAGCGCGACATGGAAACCACCCTCTTGTCAAACCAAATCAGCACGAACGGTTCTTCTAGTTCTGCTCGCAAGTTGGGCGGTTTGCAAGCATGGTTGGCAACCAACTACAGCGGCGGCACTTCGGGTGTGGCTGGCGCAAGCGGCACGACTGCTCGCACCAACGGCACGAACCGCACCGGTACTGAGGACATCATGAAGGCAGTCATCAAGTCGGTTTATTCCGCTGGCGGCAACCCCAAAGTGTTGATGGTGAACCCCGGACACAAGCAATTGGTCTCGACCTTTGCTGGTATCGCGGCTCAACGCTTCATTGCTCCCGCTGATGCGCCCACCACCATCATCGGTGCTGCTGACTTGTACATGAGCGACTTCGGCACGATCTCGGTCGTTCCCAACCGCTTCATGACTTCCACCAATAGCTGCGATGATTCGATGTTCATTTTGGACACCGACATGGCTGCTGTGGCCTATCTGCGCCCATTCCAAACCAACGAGTTGGCTAAGACGGGTGACGCGGAAGTCACTCAATTGCTGGTGGAATACACCTTGCAAGTGAACAACGAAGCTGCACACGGCATCGTTGCTGACATTACTCCCTAAGAGTGAATGCCCCCATGTTTAACCGCATGGGGGTTTTTCTATGAATCAGTTTCGTCAATCTGTTGCCCACGCCGATGGCGATGGCGGCATCATCGTTGAAACACGGCAAGATGTATCGGAAATCATTGGGCAAAATCGCAAGGAATTCAATTCCTATGACGAACGCGCAAAGTGGTCAGATGATATGTTTGGCAATAAGGTAGCGTCAATTCCACTCACTGTGATTGATGACCTCAACGCAAAAGGAATCATGCGCGGGTTTGCGGTGCTAGACCAAAAACGCATGAAAGAATGGTTAAACAGTCCGGATAATCGTTATTTCCGAACTAGACCGGGGCAGGTATGAGCATTGCTACATTCTCTGAACTCAGTACAGCGGTTGCCAATTATTTGGCCCGTAGTGACTTGACCGATCAGATTCCCGACTTCATTCGGTTTGCAGAACTGAGACTACGCAGAGAACTCCGCATCCGGCAGATGCTCAAATCAGTAACCACTACGACAACGAGTGGTGACGGTACGGTAGAGATACCATCCGACTTTATTGAGGCTAGAGACTTCTATGTCACGGGAAACCCTCCGCAACCGTTGACTTATTTGTCACCATCGGTGTTTATCAGAAACACAGATTCGCATGTTCGCGGTAAACCGTTGAACTACACAATTTTGGCGACTGAGTTTCAGTTAGCCCCAATGCCGGACAACACATATACGGTTCAACTGCTGTATTACTCTGCTCCGACATTCCTATCAAGCACGAACACAAGTAATGCGTTTATGGCAAACGCTCCGGATGCATTGCTTTATGCGGCATTGTTGGAGGCAGAACCATACATCATGAACGATGTACGAATTCAGACATGGGCTACCATGTATCAAAGGGCCATCGACACATTGACTAGATCGGATGAATCTGCTCAATACTCGGGTGTACCACTCGCAATGACTTTATCAAAGAGGTAAAAAATGTCTGCAATGTCCAACTATTTAGAGAATGCTCTAATCAATGAAGTTCTCCGCGCAACCAATTATGTTGCACCTACAACTGTCTATGTTGCACTGTTTACGAGTGACCCTACAGATGCTGGTACTGGTACTGAGTGCAGTGGTACAAGTTACGCTCGTCAGTCTGCTACTTTTGCTGCTCCCTCTAATGGCGCTTCTAGCACTAGTGCAGATATTAATTTCCCGCAAGCTGGCGGTTCATGGGGAACCATCACCCACTTCGGTATTTATGACGCTCTCACTAGTGGCAATCTGTTGGTGCATGGTGCTTTGACCACTTCCAAGACAATCGACACGGGCGATGTGTTCAAAATCGCTAGTGGCTCACTGACTGTAACCTTTGCGTAATGGCTGATGTTTGTGGCCCATTCACGCTTGAACAGCTAGACCTATTCGGGAGCATTGATAGTCTAGCCTTCTCGCTTGATTCAACCGTTTGGACTGATGCAAATGTCTGCATCATTGAAGCGGCGGCATCCGTATCGGGTGCAGGGTCAGTCAACGCAGTGCCAAGCGCAATATGGCGCGGCGCATCGTCTGTCAGTAGCACAGCAACAACGCAGATTACTTACATCCGTGTAAGGAATTCAAGCGCATCTGTAAACAGCACCGCTACATCTTCTTCCGGCTCACAAGTCACCTATGTTTCAAGTGCTTCGATTACGGGGCTTGGAACGGTCTCGGGTGACGGGATAAGGGTAAGGTTAGGCTCAAGTTCAATCAGTGGCATAGCGACCGTTCTAGCGGCTGGAAACGGCATCTACTCAAGCGGAGCATCGGTCTCCGGCTCTGCTTCGATCATTGGTGACGGTTATCGGGTACGAGAGGGCGCGGCTAATCTGTCCGGTGCGGCTACGGTCTCGGCTGCGGCAATCAGAATCAGAACCTCAAGCGGGTCGATCAATGGGACTACTAGCGTCTCGGCTCTCGGTGGGTTGGTCTCAAGTGCTGCGGGTATTCTTGATGGAATAGCGACCGTCTCGGCTGTGCCATCGGTGACATTTCAAGCACAAATGTCGATCAGTGGGACAGTGACGATTTCTTGTATTGGCATCCGATTGGGTGACAATTGGTCAAATGTCGCGGCAGACTCAAACACATGGACTGATGTTAGTGCTGGTGGCAACACATGGACAACCGTAACTGCTGACGCGAATACATGGACAGATGTGGGAACATCGGGAAATACATGGACAGACACCGCAACGAATTCAAATGAATGGTTAAGGAACGGATGATGCCTACTCAAAGAATCGCATTAGGTGAATGGCTCCCCGATCAGCCGGGGCTAACGGGGGCATTGACGGTTGCAAAGAACTGTTATCCGGTTTCTGCGGGTTATGGTGCTTTTCCATCTGAGGCCAATTTCTCGGCAGCGGCTGCGGAAGATTTGACCTCCATCATTTCTGCCAAAGACCAAAGCGGAACTACCAAACTGTTCGCGGCGGGGTTGCACAAGATTTACTCTGTTGATTCGGTTGGTGCTTTGACGGGTGTGTTCAGCTACACGGGCACATATTCCCAAAGCGGAACGACCACACTAACGGTAACCTCCATTGCCCACAAGCTGAAAACCGGAGATTCTGTTTATTTGGACTTCACAAGCGGAACGGCGGCAGACGGTCAATTTACCGTTACCAAAATCAACGCTGACAGCTTTTCGATCACGACCACATCTGCGACCACATCGGGCAATGTGACCATCTCGTCTATCTCTTTGGGATACAACACGGGCGCAAGTGATCGGTTTCGCTTCACCCTATTTGGTAATCAGATCATTGGGACAAACTTCACTGAAAGGCTACAAGTCTATTCAGCGGACAGCAGTTCTTCATTCAAGAATCTGTCGGACAGTGCCCCAATCGCAAAGTTCATCACTGTGGTGCGGGATTTTGTGGTGTGCGCCCATCTTTATGAGAGTGGCACGACAAAGCCATATCGAGTGCGTTGGTCGGCAATCAATGACGAAACCGATTGGGTGGAGAATGTAAACACTCAATCCGATTATCAAGACATTCCCGATGGTGGTCACATCACGGGCATTCGCGGTGGCGAGTTCGGAATCATTCTCATGGAGAAGTCAATCTCCCGCATGAGTTACGCCGGAACACCGTTCATCTTCCAATTCGACAACATATCGCGGGGCAAGGGCTGTATTGCTGCGGGGTCGGTGTGTCAGTATCAAGGGCTGACATTCTTCTTGTCTGACGATGGCTTTTATGTCTGTGATGGGCAAAAAGTCACGCCTATCGGTGCGGAGAAGATTGATCGATTTTTCTTCAACGATGCGAATTTGGACTTCACCACAATGTCGGCGGCGGCAGACCCCATCCGCAAGATGATTATGTGGAACTACCTATCGAATGATGGGACAAGAAAACTGCTCGTGTACAACTTCACGATCAACAAGTGGTCATTGATGGAGACCACATCTGATTACATTTCAGACGCATCTACCGCATCTGTGACGCTTGAACAGTTGGATTCAATCAACGCCTCAATCGATGCTTTGCCCGTCAGTATGGATTCTGCTTTGTACACCGGAGGAAAGTATTTTCTCGGTGGCACTGATGGGGCGCGGGTTATCACCTTCACGGGCGCAAACAAATCAGCGGTGCTAGAGACGGGCGACATTGATGCGGGACGCTCGATAGTGATGTTGGCCCGTCCTTTGGTGGATAACGGCTCTGCGAGTGTTTCTGTGGCCTCTCGGACGCTTCTCACGCAAAGTCTGTCATACAGCACTGCGGCAACGGCTGATGCTGATAACCGTGTATCGCTTAGAAGTTCGGGAAAGTACCACAGACTTCGGATGCAACCAACTGGCGACAATTGGAAAACCGCTATGGGGTTGGACATTGACATTGTTCCGCAGGGTGTACGCTGATGTTTAGGATTCTTCCTTATGCCGGAGGTGACCCGCGCACAGTTGCGGAAGTCGTCAATGGCATCATGAACGGCAAGACCAATAACACGGGAACAATCACGCTTGCCACCGGAGGCGCTACCACTACGACTATCACTGATAGACGCATTGGGCCGGACAGCATCATCTTGCTTACTCCACTCACGGCAGCGGCAAATGTTGATTCTGTGCCATACGGGGCTTTTCAAGACACCACCGATCAAACAATCGCAAGCACGACCACCGCTTATGCGATGACCTTCAACACGACAGACTACGCAAACGGCGTATCTATCGAATCAAGTTCGCATCTGAAAGTCATAAACGCGGGGGTCTATAACATCCAATGGTCGGGACAATTCCAAAACACTGACACACAGCTTCACGATGTATCGGTGTGGCTCAGAAAGAACGGAACCAATGTAGCAGGGTCAACGGGGTTTATTTCCATCCCCAACAGTCACGGCGGTGTGGATGGTCACATCATTGCGGGATGGAACTACTTTATTGAACTTGCGGCAAATGACTATGTTGAACTCATGTGGTCGGCTACAAACACAGCGATTAGCCTACAGCACTACCCTGCCGGAACATCCCCCACAAGGCCCACCACAGCATCCCTAATTGCTACATTAAGCTATGTGAACACATCATCATCGTTCAATGTGTTCGTCAGTTCACGGGGACAAGGAACCGCAACGCTCACGCACTTTGCAAACTCAACTGCCGACAAAACCTATGGGTATGTGATTGTTGGCTGATACAATGACTACAGTGGATGACCCTGCTGGAGTCCTTTTAATGAAAGGATGAATTCATGGCAACGGAAATTGCAACCACATCGCAGACAACGCAGATTGACCCCGCGATACAGCCATATCTCACTTATGGCCTTGAACAAGCAAAAGCACAATACTTAGGTGGTGGCCCAAAATACTACCCGGGTCAAACCTATGTAGGCCCATCTGAACCCACTCAAACGGCCCTACAAGCCCTACAAGCAAGGGCAATGGCGGGTAACCCTTTACTCGGTATCGCGCAAGGCAATGTTCGCGGTATGTTGGAGGGTGACTATCTCGGCGGCAATCCGTTCTTTCAAGGCGCATTCCAACCCGCTGCAACTGCGGCACAAATGGCCTTTCAAAAGACCATTGGCGACATTTCTTCCGCTGCCTCCAAAGCCGGACGATATGGCTCCGGTGCGATGGGAACTCTGCAAAATCAAGCGGCGGGAACCTTTGCCCAAAAGCTAGCAGACACTGCGGGTCGGCTCTCTTATGAGAACTACGCTCAAGAAAGAGCAAACCAAATGAGAGCGCTCGGATTGGCTCCAACTCTCGCAGAGGCCGATTATGGCGACATAAACAAATTGTTGGGCGCTGGTCAACTCGGTGAGGGTTATCAACAGACCGCACTTCAAGCGGACATTGCCCGACAGCAGTACGAGCAAAAATTGCCTCAACAGCAATTGCAAAACTATCTGAATATGGTTTATGGCTTCCCTGCTGGCAAAACCACCACCACACAAACGCCGATGTACACCAACCCCACCGCTACGGCATTGGGTACGGGCTTGCTCGGACTGAATGTGTTTAACGCTGCAAACAAAGCGACCGGAGGTGGCTTGTCTGATGTGTTTAGAGGCGGTTGGAATTACTTAACAAGCGGTTTTAATAGCCCCGTCAACACGGGTCTATATGATGACTATTCAAGACGCAACGAAGTAGATACCAATTTCTGAGGACAATCATGGCACTACTCGACATTTTTGGTACGACACCATCCTACTACGGCGGTCTATTGGGTGAGGACGAGTTAAATCGCGTCCGTGAGCAAGCCCAAAATCAAGCACTGCAAAACACCGCATTGGCACTCTTGCAAGCTGGCGCACCGAGCAGAACTCCGGGCGGTGAAGCACTCGCCATTGCTCAAGGTCTAGCGGGTGGTCAACAAGCCTACAAACAGTCAATGGAAGATGCTTTGCGCGGAAAGATGACTGAGTTACAGCTTCAAGATTTCATGATGAAGCAAAGAGAAGCACAAGCGCAAAAGACTCGTCAAGAGCAAATGCGTCAGATGTTCCCGCAAATCTTCACTCAGACTGTCACGCCCGAACAGCAAACGATGTACGGTGAAGCGGCTCCGGTGGTTCGTGACGATGAGGGCAATTTGATGCCGGGGGCACAGATTACCCCCGCACAGCGTCAAATCTCTGTTGACCCCAACAAGCTGCAAGCATTGGCGATGTTGTCCAACGACCCATTGGCGGCATATTCGCAGATTGCCAAACTTGTGCCCGACTTGCGTAAAGCCGGATTCATTGGCGGTATGCAACAAGAAAACCCGTTTACTGCATTTGCCAAAGATGAGAGCATTCCCGCGCCATTACGCGCTGTGGCGGCTCAATACGAGAGAAGCTATGCAACGGGTCAGATCGATCAAGAAACTGCTGATAAGCGGTTGGCTGAACTCGGCACACGGGTGCAGTCTGCTCAACAGTTTGCACAGACGCAAGCGGGGATTGAAGCGCAACGAACTTTTACGCAACAACTTCAACAAGAAATGAAGGACTTGAAAGCGCAAGGAATGCAAGATTCCAATCGCTTTAAAGAACTACAAGCGCAAAATACTGCTGCATTGCTTGATCTTAGACGCTCACAAGAGGCTAACAAGCCGGAACAATTTTCATACTCTCAAAAGAAAGAGTTTGATGTTGTCAAAAAAGCAAATGAAGAAGCAAGAACGGCGGAAGATAGTGCATCAATTGCTGATCGTGCTATTCCATTGGTATCTCAAGCCTATGGCGGTCGGCTTGAATCTGCTCTTAAAAATGTTGCTGGAGCGGTTGGTTATTCAACACAAGCCAAAGACGCGAATGATGCTTTGCTGAGACTACAAAATCAATTGGCTGTGAAAACGCCTAAGTTCAGTGGCCCAACATCAAATGCTGATGCTGCTCGTTACGACAAGGCTGTGGGTGATTTGGCTAATCCGAGTGTGTCCGGAACTGAAAAACTTAGAGCATTGAAAGACATTAAAGAATTATCAGAAAAAGCTAAAAACTACGCCTCACAGCAAGAAAACTACTACTACCAAAACAACAAATCGTTGCGCGGGTTTAACTTTGAAGAAAATCCATTTGGACGGTAAATATGACCCCCACTACAAAAGACATTTCTTTGCTGACTCAGCGTCCGGAACTTGCCGACAAGTTTGATAAGGTCTACGGTGAAGGTGCTGCGGCAAAGATTCTTGCTCAAGCCAAACCACAATCAGTTCCACAAAGGAAAGAAGAAAAAGCCGGAACCTTAGAGCAATACATGGGCGCGGCTACACGGGGTCTTGCGCCATCTGTGATTGGTGGTGCAGCACTATCCCCACTCGGGCCAATTCCGGCTCTCGTAGGGGCTTCTGCGACTGCTGGTGGGGATTTCCTAAACAGTCTGATTAACCTCATATTGGCGGGTGGTGAAAAGGTCAGTGGTCAGCAAATGCCGAGACTGCAAATGCCCTCTCAAGTCGTTCAAGATTTGATGACACGGGCCGGAGTCGCTAAACCTACTGAAACTGGCCCTCAATTGGTAGAGGCCGGAATGGGTGCATTGGGTGGCACTGCTTCTCAACTGCGCTCGATGCAACAACTTGCACAAGCTGCACCGTCCATCACGCAAAAGATTGCTCAACAGATGGCACAGCGTCCGGTTGCTCAGATGGTGACTGCACCTCCGGCTGGTGCTGCGGCTCAATTGACAGCTCAAGCTGCTCAACCGTATGTTGGTGATATTGGGGCAATGTTGGCGGGTTTGGCGGGTGCAACGGCGGTGGGTGGTGCTGGAATGGCTATACCAACTCGGCCCCGTCCCGCACCGAGCATGGCAGAGCAACGAGCAACCCGAGTAGCACAGACTGCGGCAGATTTAGGGTTTGAGGGTGAATCAGCATTGACACCTGCTCAACGGGGAACCAATCGCACAGCACAAATCTTTGAGGGCGTAGTGTCGAATATCCCCGGCAGTGCTGGACAGATGACCAAACGCTACATGAATCAAGCGGATAAGGCAGAGCAAATTCTTAACTCATTGGCTGCTAAGTTTGGTGGTATGCCGGATGCTCCCGACACTGCGATGAGTGTTGCGGCAAATGCTGTGCGTAATGCTGTGAGCAAGAATGTCGATAACATTGGTTCAAGCATTCGTGAAGTGGCATCAAAGGCTGATATTCCTCTGAGTGAAGTGCCGAACTTCCAAGATCAGATTATGAAGATTCGTGCTGGTCTACAGTCAATTCCTCCGGCTCTCAGACGCGATCCATTGTTTCAAGGGTTTGAAGAATTCTATTTTGGCAAGCCTAATGGCGAATTGGCGGCTTATGTTGAATCATTCATGACTGAATCCGGAATTGATCGCAAAAATCCTAAGTATGCTCAGACTGCGGCGCAAGTGCGTAAACAGTTGATTGATAGCGGTATTCCCGAGTTTGAATATCAAGGCTATGCACAGAAAGGGTTTATACCCGGTGCTGATTATCAAGATCAACGGGTTTTATTTGGTCAGCTTGCAGAGGCCCAAAGCGGAACGAAGATAGGTTCAGCATTCAAACAACTGCAAAAAGAATTGGACAATGCGCGAGAAGTCACATTCAAGAATGCTGGTATGGACGATGACCTCAAAGAATTGAAGTCGCTTCGTGCTTCGTATGGTGATGCACTTGATCTAAAGCAACGATTTTCAACGGCAAAAGATGCGACTGTGGTTCGCTCGATCTCCACAAACGAGAGTCAAGCGGCAAACAATGTGATTCCTTTGCTAGACAATGAAGGAAAGCTAAAACTTGCTCAAGGCGTATTGGCTGACATTAAGTTGGAATCTTTGAGTCCGGCGGGGGATTTGGACATTACCAAATTCGGTAAGACCGTAATTAAACGAAACGAACGCTCTCCCGCTACATTGCCAAACATCTTTGGAATGGAAGATGCAAGCACGATGATCGGTTTGGCAGATGTTGCACAAACTTCATTGAAGGCAAAGATTCCCACATCCGGAACGCAAGAACGATTGACAATGAGCAACTTGCTTACATCAATGCCCGCGAAAGTTGGTGCGGCTATGGCGGGTGGTACTGCTTTGACGGGTGAACCAATCTTAGGCACTGCATTGGCTCTCGGTACTCCGGCATTGGCAACAAAAGCATATTTGTCACCAACTGTTCAAAACCTCTATGAGAGAATGAATGTTGTTGACCCATTGCTTAACTACATGAGAGCACCAATCAATCCAATGTTGGAATACGCTGCATCTCCAAATCTTTTGTATTCTGCACCGCAAGTTCCATATATTGAATTGCGCGGAATGGCTCAACCGGACTAAGGACTAAATCATGCCAAAGACAAAAATCAGCGAGTACAGTGCAACCGCTAACTCAAACACAGATGTAGCATCAATCAACATTGATGAGGGCTGCGCCCCGAGTGGCATCAATAACGCCATTCGCGCCATCATGGGCCATCTGAAAGACTTTCAGAGTGGAACATCAAACGACCCCTTCACCATTGGCTCTAGTGGCTCTCTAACGCTGTCCTACGGCACTGCCAACGGCGTTGCTTACCTCAATGGAAGCAAAGCAGTTACATCGGGCAGTGCGCTGACTTTTGATGGGACAAACTTTGCCACCACTGGTACAGCATCTGCAACTAAGATGATTCCTACTGGTGGCTCTGCAACAGGCAATGGAATGTACTTGCCTGCATCCAATACTTTGGCTTGGAGCAATAACGGCTCTGAGACTATGCGCCTTGACAGCGCAGGCAACCTTGGATTGGGTGTTACGCCTAGTGCTTGGGGCGGCTCGTTTAAAGCATTACAAATTGGACTTGGCACTTCGCTGTACAACAACGCCAGTGGAAACGGAACTTTTTTGGGTTCCAATTTTTATTGGGATGGCACAAACAACAAATATCTAAACACCAATACTGCAACGGCATACGGGCAAAGTGCTGGTGCTCACCAGTGGTACACAGCCGCCTCCGGCACAGCAGGCAACGCCATCACCTTCACCCAAGCAATGACGCTTGATGCTAGTGGGAATTTGGGTATTGGTACTACAAGTCCAGATACAAAATTGAATACCGAAGGCGGTAGTTTGCGCGTATCTGGAACTAGAACAGCGGGTTCATTTTTGGATGTTGCGCCGAGTAACACAGGAACAGATGGTGTTGCATTTAGCGTTAGTTACTATGGTTCTGGAAATTATGGCCCATTGAAGTTCACCACAGGCGGCTCAGAACGAGCCCGTATCGACTCCAGCGGTAACTTGCTGGTGGGGGCGACAAGCGGTAGTGGCTTGGGTTCTTCAAAGATATATGTTTTGACCAACAATCAAAACGGCATTATTTCTCAACAGTCTGTCACTGGTTCATATTGCTATTTGTCAAACGCCTTATCAAACGGTGGCACTTACTATCATTTTCAATTTAACGAAAATGGAACGCAACGTGGTTTAATTTCTTCCAACGGAAGTGCTACCACCTACGGCACTTCATCTGATTATCGGTTGAAGGAAAACATTGCTCCCATGACGGGCGCTTTGTCCACTGTTGCTCAACTTAAGCCATGTACATACACATGGAAAGAATCGGGCATAACAAGTCAGGGATTTATTGCACATGAGCTTCAGGCGATTGTCCCTGATGCGGTTGTCGGCGAAAAAGATGCAGTCAATGAAGATGGCTCAATCAAACCGCAAAGCATCGACACTAGCTTCTTGGTTGCAACGCTGACTGCCGCAATCCAAGAGCAACAAGCCCTCATCACCCAACTGCAAGCCGATGTAGCGGCGCTTAAAGGAGCATAAACATGGCAGTGCTAAAGCATCGACCTTGGGCTTTTCAGCCGCAAGAGCGAGCTTTTGCAAAGGCGGCAGGTAAAACAACCTATTTCACGGGTCGCTCATGCAAACATGGACATATTGCCCCAAGATGTACAGCAAGCGGATGTTGTGTGGAGTGCGCCAAAATCACCCAAAAACTCACTGTGCAAAAACGGCTAAAACATAATCCAAGCTGGTATGCAGAAAATTATGCAAAGAATCCAGAGCGCTATAGGGCAATGTCAGCAAAATACAGGGAAAATAACCCAGAAAAAGTTAAGATAACTGCATTGAAATCAATTCAAAAGCGTAAGCCGTTGAAGGCGGCGGCAGAGCGTGCGAGACAAGCGGCAAAACTCAAAGCAACACCGACTTGGCTTACAAAACAAGATTGGCTTCAAATGGATGCCGTGTATGTTGCGGCAAGTAAAACAACGCAACTTGCAGGCTTTAAATGCCATGTAGATCACATCGTTCCCTTGCAGGGAAAATCTGTTTGTGGGTTGCATGTTCCATGGAATTTAAGAGTTGTTTCACAAAGCTACAACAGCAAGAAACGAAACTCTCTTGATGAAGCAGTACTTTTTAACCCATCCTCAATGGGTAGCGTGATGGTTCATAGTTCGGCATTGCCGTGGAATTGGATAAAGGAGCAAAATCATGCAAGTTAATTGGAATGTTTCTCAGACTGACAGATATTTGGATAGCGGGTTTGTTTACTGTGCCCACTGGCAAGCAGTTGCAACAGATGGAGACTACTCAGCATCCATCATCAATACTTGCTCATGGACAGGTGAACCCACTGTTTCCTATGTTTCTTTGACTCAAGCTGATGTGTTGGCTTGGGTGTGGCAGTCTGTGGATAAAGAGGCTGTAGAGGCCGCTTTGGAGGCTCAGATTGCTGAACAAAAGGCTCCCAAAATTGCAAGGGGTCTACCTTGGAACTGAATCTGACTTTGACTGTTGATGAGGTGAACAACATCCTTCATGTGTTGGGTGAACTGCCCACCCGCATGAATGCCTACCCACTCTTGATGAAGATCAAAGAGCAAGCAGAGGCGCAATTACCGAAAGAACCAAATGAGTGAAATCGAGCGAGAATTTGCCGTTCATCAAGCTATTTGCGATCAACGGTATAAAACCATTGAGGACAAGTTAGAGTCCGGCAAACAGCGAATGAAGATGATTGAAATACAACTCTACATTGTAATCGCGGCTATCTTGTTTGGCCCCGGCGTTGCTGCCGACATTGTGAAAAAGCTATTGGGGATTTGACATTGACCCTCTCACGCTATTGGCAATGGCAAACGGATGTGTTGCCGCCATCCGAAAAGGGTGTGAGTTATACAAAGATGTTAAGGGCACGATTTCTGCGGCGCAAAAGACAGCCAAAGAAGTTACAGCCATTGCAGAGGAAGTCGGTGGTTTCTTTGGTTTCTTCAAGAAGAAAAAGCCGACAGTTAAGCCAGTTGATGTACCCAAGCCGAAAAAGGCTGAACCCGAAGTTTGGGATGAGGGTCGTGTTGTGGCTGACTTGGCGGCGAATCTCGGTCAGTTCTTCAAAATTCAGCAACAGCTTGCAGACCACATTCGTGAAGAAGAAGAGAAGTCTAAGAATGTTTATGACCCAGATCAGAACATCATGGAATCTGCTCTTAACCGAGAACTGGCAAAAACTCAGTTTGAAAAGCTATCTAAGGAAATTAGAGAGATCATGGTGTATCAAAGTCCCCCCGAGTTAGGGAACTTGTACACCCGTGTGAATCAAATGAGGGTGCAGATCATTGAAGAGCAAGAGCAAGCAAGATTGGCACAAGAGAAACGACAACGAGAAGCTGAATGGCAACGGCGCAAAGTAATTTCGGCAATTCAAGACAAGGCCATCTACGGGGCCGTATGCCTAATTTTCATGTTGTATCTGATTCTGTTTTTCAGCCTTCTCGTAATGGACAGAAAAGTAAGATGGGGTTTCTGATTGCATTAGTCGCTATGGTTATTGTGTTTGCGCTGATGCTGCCTTTGATTGGTAGCATCTACTACGACACACTTGCCACTCAAAAAGAGAGCAAGGCTCAGATCGAGAGGATGGAGCGACTTCGTAAACAATTGGAAGAAGAACGCAAATCATTGGAGAAACTCAAGAATGAATCAAAATAAGTTCCTATGGATTGTGATTGCCATATCCATAGCGATGGTTCTCTTGTTAAGCGGGTGTGAGGACAAATACCGCTATGTGTGTCAGAACCCCGACAAATTCGATTTGCCGGAATGCCAAAAGCCCCGCTGTCTGTTTACCCAAACTTGCCCCGAGTATTTGGTGGCCCCTATCTTGACAAACAAGATCGAACCCCCGAAGGAAGAAAAGAAGGTAGAAAATGCAACAAACTGAAACAAAGTACACCATGAACGACAAAATTCAATTGGTCGAAACTTATGTTTGGGCTAGTGTCGTTTTGATTGTGACCGTCATTCTCGCGGGTATTGTCGTCGCAATGCTGTATTCGGTTACCTTCGTGACACAGCCAATCAAGAGCATGGCCCCCATCGATCAAGCATATTTGAAGATGATGAACGATATTGTTTTGCTCATCGTTGGTGGCATCGGTGGCGTAATGAGTAGAAAGGGTGTTCAAGCGATTACAGACAGAATTAGCACCCCTACCCCACCACCCACTGTTTTATCGCCTTCTACGCCCGTTTCAGCGCCTTCTAGCCCACCTCCTTCCGGTGCTTTGCCCGTGTGGGTCAATCCACCCTTAGATGAAAGTTGGACTCCCCCACCTCCCCCCACTACCCCACCCCAACATTTGGAAGCTGATTCTGTGCGTGAGGAAATCGCCCTTGCTCGGCATGAGGTGAAGAATGGTTAATCCGTATCTAATCATTGGGGCGATGATTGCGGTAGCTGGTGCTTATGGGTATGGGCATCATGTTGGATGGGGTGATCGTGATGCTGAGATGCAGGCAGAGATTGCCAAAAAGAATGAGGAATCACGAGAGAAAGAGCGTGAACTTGCTCAACAACTCAATGACCAATCAACCAAACTTTTGGAGGCCAACAATGTCATCAATCAAAAACAGTCTTCTCTTGATCGTGCTATTCGTGATGGTAGGTTGCGCCTCCAAACCACAAGTTGTGTACAAGCCCCCACAAATGCCCCCGCTCCCACCGGAGATAGCCCAAAAGAAAGAAGTGAACCTAACCGACCGATTTATGAAACTTCTGACTCCGACAGAGCAACCCTTGCCGCCATCGCAGAAATCATTGCCCAAGGCGACAGAAACACCGCGCAACTAAATAGCTGCATCTCTGCATACGAGAAAGCAATGGAGATAATCAATGGTAAACGCTGACCAACTAAAGAAACTCCACATTGGCCCCGAGTGGGTTGACGCGCTGAATGAGACATTTGTTAAGTTCGGCATTAACACCAAACGCCAACAAGCGGCTTTTATCGGGCAGTGTGGGCACGAATGTGGGCACTTCAAGACATTGGAAGAAAACCTTAACTACCGCGCTGAGACGCTGATGAAGCTGTGGCCTAAGAGGTTTCCCACTTTGGAGTTTGCGAATCAATATGCTCGCAATCCTAAGAAGATCGCCAATATGGTCTACAGCGGTCGCATGGGCAACCGTGATGAGGCTAGCGGGGATGGGTATCGTTTTCGCGGTCGCGGTTGTATTCAGTTGACCGGACACGCTAACTACTTCCATGCCGGACAAGCATTAGGTGTAGATTTCGTGATGGAACCCGATCTAGTCGCCACACCCAAATACGCAGCACTTACAGCGGGTTGGTTTTGGTCAACACATGACTGTAACCGTCTCGCGGAAGATGCGAATTGGGTTGCTCTCACGAAGAAAATCAACGGCGGGACAATCGGGCTTGAGGATAGGGTCAACCACACCAATCAAGCCCTATCTGTCTTGTAACGCTTGACCATTCTAAGGATGGTCTCGTGTGAGATAAAGCGGTGTCCGTTGTAGCACTCCCTACGACGAACAAGCAAATTGTCAACCGTCTGAGTGTGTTGGACAAACGAGATTGCTTTGCACTCGGGGCACTTCATACCGCTATTGTTGGTACTCTTAGGATTCATTCAACGCTTTCCAAATGACATAGAAAACAGCGGTGATCGCTACAAAGATTCCTAATAACCCCAAAGCAAAGATGGTTAGAACGGTCTCGATCACATAACACCCCGCATCTCCCATCCGGCTAGAAAATAGTTCCATCTTGTCGTGATAGCAGAGTTAGTAAATTTCTTGCCGTCCCAATGTAGTTCTTCTGCTGAGTAACCTTTGCCCGTCATGAGGGCGATAAAAACTTGTCGTGCTTTCATGTGTTCTCTAAAACAATTTCTTCAAGTTTTTTAGTTGCCATACAAAGGTCATCGTGCAAATAGTCGGGGAGCATATTTTTTGTGCTGAACGCCCATGACTCCAGTGCCGACAACAGTTTGATAATGACAAGTGCTTCTTGTTTGCTCATGTGTTCTTCTCCTTGCGTGTGGCGCAAACTGCATAACCATTTCCAATCTTAGACAAAATGCTTTCTCTTGCTTTGTAGCAATCTTCTTGGGTTTTGTATTCATACACTCTTTGTTGGTGGCAAAGAGCAAAAGACATTCCAAAACACACTGAAAGAATCCAAGTCATATGTTCTCCTTGGCGTAGCCGTTCTTTTGCTTGAGTTTGGATTCAATGGCTCGGGTAAAACGCATCGCATACCCCATTTCTCTGTCATGAAAGGCATACCAAATTGCTTCAATCTCCTCATCCGTCAGTCCAACCCATTCACGCTTTGGCTCCCACTCCAGTGCCGTAGCAATGCGAATAGCCGCTGACTTGTCGATGACAGGCTCTTGCTCTGTGCGCTGTGGTGGGTGGGTGTTCCCCAAAACCAACGGGCCAACACAAAACCAACTTGCATCGCAATCGGTAACTGAGTCTGGAAATGTC